GCCTGGAGAACGGAGACGATAGAGGATTGCGCTGGACCACCCAGGACGCTATCATGGCGATGCGTCGGGTGATCGATTCCAATCCTCAGCCCGTCGGTTCTTCAGGGGTTGGTAGCCCCACCGACGCTTTCAACCCTACACCTATCCCTGGGGTTGCGCAACAATTTGGCCGGGTGGGCGTCTCCTCAATCCCCTTGCACCCTTTGCGCTCTCGAGCGACCGGCCCCTCTTCTTATTCCAAAAAATTATTTCTGCAACTGCCTCCTCTCGCCTACCATTAGTGGTCCAGGCATTCGTGTTTGAGGAGGAACAATGCACTTACGACCACATCAGGAAAAGGCCGTGGAGATGCTCCGCGACTCTCTGAGAAGGGGAAAGACGCGCCCGATCCTTGCGGCGCCATGTTCATTCGGCAAGACCATCACTGCCGCGTTCCTGCTGTCTGAGGCAGCGAAGAAAGGTAAGCGCGGCATATTTATTTGTGATCGGATAAAGCTCGTTCAACAGGCCCTCGACGCCTTCGACAATGAGGGGCTTGATGTTGGTGTGATGCAGGGCTCTCATGAGAGGACCAACTACCGCGCTCCCATCCAGATCGCTTCGATCCAGACGATAGCTCGGCGGAAGCATCTCCCCGAGTTCGACTTTGCCATTGTCGATGAGGCCCACGTCCACTATAAGGCGACTCAGTTTGCGATGGATCGCTACACGGCGGTCCCGTTCATCGGCCTCACGGCCACTCCATATTCAAAAGGGCTGGGCCTGGCATACAACGATCTGGTTTGTCCGATCTCCCCCACGGAGCTGCTACAGGGCGGCTATCTCACCCCGGTCACTTACTACGGCGGGGCTTCGGTTGACGTGTCCCAGATCAAAGGGAGAGCCCTGAAGACTGGCGGCTCGGACTACGACCCCATCGCCTTGGGTAAGGCCACGGAGGACGATCAGACCCTTGTCGGGGACATCATCGCGAACTGGCTCAAGCACGCGGAAGGGCGGCAGACCATTGCCTTCTCGCCCTCAATTAAGCACTCCAGGGACATGGTGGATCAGTTCAACGCCGCGGGAATCCCTGCGGTCCACATCGACGGCTACATGGACGACGAGGAAAGGCAGGTTATTTACCGCGCCCACGACGAAGGCGAGTTCCTGATCCTCTCCTGCTCACGGCTTTTGAATGTCGGCTATGACGCGCCGAAGGTGTCATGTTTGATTGACTGTTTCCCCACGAAATCGCTGATCGCCTACGTCCAGAGGGCGGGCAGGATCATGCGGACGGCTGAAGGTAAAAAAGACGCCATCTACCTTGATCACGCAGGGAACGTGGCAAGGCACGGGTTCGCGGAGGACATCGAGCCCGAGTCCCTTGATACAAGCGAGAAGGGCTTCGCTGAGAAGAATCAGGTCAAGGATAAGAAGGAGAAGAAGACCCACGACTGCCCCCAGTGCTACCGCAAGTTCGTGGGCATGAGATGCGCCTGCGGCTACACCCATCCCATCAAAGATCGCCTCGAGACCGATGGCAGCGAGCTAAAGCGCCTGGAGAAGGTGAAAAAGATTCCCCTTTCCCGCGGCGACTGGTACGGCCAACTGGCCCTCTACGCCCACTACCAGGGCTACAAGAGGGGTTGGGCGGCGCACCAATATCGACAGAAGTTCGGGGCATGGCCTGAGCGAATCACGCCAAGCTCCTGCAACGACATTTCCCCCGAGGTCATGGGGTTCATCAAGCACCAGCAGATCAGGAGGGCCAATGCTCGCAGAAGAGCTTAAGTGGATGCTGGCGAAGGGCTGGCACGCCCAGTATCGCCATGAAACCTACCGGGAACGGATTACCCGCCCGGTCTTTGAATCCAAATTGAGAAGCAAAGTCACGCATGGAGAGGGAACGAATGATCTCTGGGGAGGGAGCAGAAATGCAGAGCTTGGAGCGTGGAACGAGGAAGCGGCGGATTCTCGAGCAGTATGAGGAAGAAATGCTTACGGAGAAGCAGGCCAGTGCTCTGCTCAGGGTGCTAGCGCACGTCAACGAGTCTGATGTTTTGAGGGGCAATGAGAAGGCGTCATTCCGCCAGGCGGTGAAGAAGATCGGGAAAGCATGGAGCAACAGACAATGATCGATGAACTGCTAGATCGACTGGATAAGGTGAGATCCACGGGAAAAGACAAGTGGGTTGCCTGCTGCCCTGTCCACGGGGATAAGAACCCCTCGATGAGCATTGCCGAGAAAGATGGCCGCGTGCTGTGCCATTGCTTTGCCTGTGGAGCCAATGGCCTTGAGGTGGTGGAAGCGCTAGCACTTCCTGCAAGCATCCTCTTTGATAACCCCCTGAGCAACGGCTACATCCCCAAGAAGATCCAGGAGGAAATCGAGATCGACCACCTGGTTATCAGAGGCGCAGAGGAACAGATGAAAAGAGGTAAGCCATTGAGTTACAATGACTTTAAGCGATTGAAGTTAGCGAAGAGCCGCATTGAGGCATTAGAAGAGCGGTTTTTAGAACAAAACAGTCTAAACAAAATGTATACAGCGTATAAGAACTGAAGCATGATTCGGGTGTGGCAAGGGGCCACGCATGAGGAGACAGACATGGCAGCAGAACACGATTGGGGCTACGAGCACTGGAAGGCTAACCAGGACCGCATCGATGAGATCGCAAGCCGGTGGCTAAAGGACACTATCGCGCATCGTGAGATTGATGAACTCTGGTGCGCTATCGGGGACGACTTCCCCGCGCTGCTCTGGGAGGTTGGTGCAACCCAGGAGCCCTTCAACGAGGCCCTTGAGCGGGAGTGCATCTCGCGGCACTGGCCTGACATCTTTGACTACGTCGAGTCCATTGTTCATCGCGACGACAAAGACGGGACGATCACACTCTTATGAACATCTCAATCTGGATTGCCGCCATCCTCCTAGTGGGGATGGTTGTTGCCTGCGACGACAGCTACCAGCAAGCGGTTGACGACGCTGAGTTCTACAATGATATGGTCTGTGAGGGCTACTGGCCCGACTATGACCAACGCGAACCTGACTGCGGAGCCAGCAATGGTAGAGATCCACGCGATTGAGTGGGACGCCGAGCGCGAGGCGGTAAGCCTAGTTATGAGTGGTGAGCCCACGGAGGCGGAATCTAGGCTGATCAATGAACTCATGGTGGAATTCGCCGCGTTCCTGGGCAGGGAGATGGAGTCCGCTGGCGAGTATGTGAGGGAGTGGATTGATAAAAACGGGGGTATCCATTGAAGGTAAGGGCGCATGACTTCAACTTTCTCCTGGGTAAGCAGGACGGCTACGCTCAGAAGCCCTTCAACGTCTACATAGGCGGCAGCTATGAGAAGGGCTATCGAGAGGGCCAAGCCCTGTACAAGAAACACGGTGGTGACAAAGCCAAGTAATTGATACACTTTAGGGGCTCCCCGGCGGTGGTTCCCGCCCGTTGCCCCGTCGTGGGAGCGTCAAATGCTTGTGTGGATCTTTGAACGGCAGCACTTCGAGGTCTGGGACAATGGGCGGCGTCCCCAGAAGCCGAAGGTGGTGGCCCTGTCAGAGGTATCGAAATCGTGGGTAAGCGAATCGACTGGACCCAGGCCCAGAAAGACGAGTTCCTAGAGCACATTGCGTGCGGGGACGATATGGTCACGGCCTGCTCCCGCATGGACATCACAGACCGCACGGTCTACCGGATGCTTAACCGAGATCCAGAGTTCCAGGTCCAGTACGCCAAGGCTCGTGAGCGGCAGCAAGAAGCCTACATGGATAAGATCATCCGCATGGCTGACGAGGCCACCAGCGATGATTGGCAGGTGGTGAAGCTGAGGATCTGGACCAGGCAATGGGTTGCCTCAAAGCTAGCCCCCAAGAAGTATGGCGAGCGCAAGGTGATCGCTGGCGACGAAGAAGCACCCCTCACGATCCAGAAGATCGAACGTGTCGTCGTTGGCGATTGACTCCACCCTTCGTATAGAGACGCCGCGTTGGGCCGTCCCTCTGTTCCAGCCAGCCCGCTACAAGGCCGCGCATGGCGGTCGTGGATCCGGGAAGTCGCACTTCTTCGCAGAGATGCTCATCGAAGAGCACATCATGAACCCCAACAGACGGACGGTCTGTGTCCGGGAGGTGCAGAAGAGCCTGGCTCAGTCTGTGAAGCGCCTCCTCGAGGACAAGATTGAGAAGCTAGGGGTTCAAAGCGCGTTTATCGTCCAGGAGACGGTGATCAAGTCCGCCCACGGTTCCGGCATGATCATCTTCCAGGGGATGCAGAACCACACCAGCGACAGCATTAAGTCCCTTGAGGGCTATGACTGCGCCTGGGTGGAAGAGGCCCAGAGCCTCTCACAGCGCTCCCTAGACCTGCTCCGTCCCACAATCCGTAAGGAAGGGTCAGAGTTGTGGTTCACCTGGAACCCGAGCCAGGACACGGACCCCGTTGATCAGCTCCTGAGGGGCGACAAGCCGCCCCCTGACGCGACCGTGATCGAGGTCAACTACAAAGACAATCCGTGGTTCCCTGACGTCCTCAAGGCGGAGATGGAGTACGACCGGGGCCGGGACTATGAGAAGTACGAGCACGTCTGGCTTGGGAAATATCTCCAGAACAGCTCGACCCGCGTATTCAAAAACTGGACGGTGGAGGACTTCGAGACCCCTTCAGACGCTACGCTGCGCTTCGGTGCTGACTGGGGCTTCGCTACCGACCCCACGGTGCTGATTCGGTGCTTCATTGAAGGACGCACTCTCTACGTCGATCATGAGGCCTACATGGTCGGCTGTGAGATCGTGAACACCCCCGAGCTGTTCTTCCAGATCCCCGAGGCAGAGAAGTGGCCCATCGTGGCTGACAGCGCCCGGCCGGAGACGATAAGCTACATGAGGTCGCACGGCTTCCCGAAGATCATGGCAGCCGTGAAGGGTCCGAAGAGCCTGGAAGAGGGGGTTGAATGGCTCAAGAGCTACGACATTGTGGTGCATCCGAGGTGCCAGCACACCATCGACGAACTCACCATGTACTCGTACAAAAAGGATTCCCTTACAGACGCTGTGCTCCCGGTCCTCGAAGACAAGGACAATCACCTGATCGATGCCCTCCGCTACGCCTGCGAGAGCGTGAGGCGGACGCAGAAGGCGTCGAAGCCGACACACGTTGAGCCGTTGCCCACGATCAATCGTTGGTAGATAATGGCTTGACTTTTACAGTGGGGCCTGATCAATGGCACGAATGACGAAAGAACAGCGGCTTGCTTTTGTGCATCAAGAGGCGCTGAACGAGTTTGACAACGCCCAGTCTCCCGTGAGGGACGAGCGCCTTCAGTGCCTACAGGACCGACGCTTCTACAGCATCGCCGGGGCTCAATGGGAAGGACCGCTCGAGGAGCAGTTCGAGAACAAGCCCCGCTTTGAGGTGAACAAGATCCACCTCTCCGTTATGAGGATCATCAACGAGTACCGGAATAACCGGATTTCCGTTGACTTCCTCCCCCGCGAACCCGAATACGACGGCCTGGCCGACACCCTGGACGGCCTGTTCCGCGCTGACTGCCACGACTCCTGTGCCGATGAAGCCTTCGACAACGCCTTTGAGGAGGCTGTTGGTGGTGGCTTTGGCGCCTTCCGCCTTCGTACTGAGTATGAGGACGAGGAGGACGAGGACAACGAGCACCAGCGCATCCGCATCGAGCCCATCTTCGACGCTGACTCCAGTGTCTTCTATGACGTTGATGCTCGGCGGCAGGACAAGGCAGACGCACGCTTCTGCTTTGTGATCTATGCCATGACGCGGGAAGCCTATGCCGAGGCGTATGACGACGACCCCTCAGACTGGCCGAAAGAGATCACCCAGGTAGAGTTCGACTGGTGTACGCCTGATGTTGTGTACATCGCCGAATACTACAAGGTTGAAGAAGTGACAGAGACCCTCCGGATTTACGAGGCTATTGACGGGACGGAGGAGAAGTACCGCCAGTCTGACTTCGACGCCGACCCCGAGCTAGAAGACAAGCTCGCCGCTATTGGGTCCATCGAGGTACGCAAGCGCCGCGTAAAGCGTAAGAGAGTACACAAGTACCTGATGTCTGGCGGGAAGGTCCTAGAGGATCTCGGTTATATCGCAGGCAAGTGCATCCCGATAATCCCCGTCTATGGCAAGCGGTGGGTGGTGGATAACGTCGAGCGCTGCATGGGCCACGTCCGTTTAGCTAAGGACGCCCAGCGCCTCAAGAATATGCAGCTATCTAAGCTGGCGGAGGTCGCCGCGTTAGGCTCTGTCGAGAAGCCCATCTTATTGCCTGAGCAGGTTGCAGGGCATCAGATGATGTGGGCCGAGGACAACCTCAAGGACTACCCCTATCTTCTGGTGAATCCCATCACGGGACCGAATGGCGAGACCCAGGCTGCTGGGCCTGTCGCTTACACCCGCTCTCCCCAAGTACCTCAAGCCCTGGCTGGTCTTCTACAGGCCACAGAGGCCGACATGGACGACATTCTCGGAGGCCAGGGTGAGGCCGACAAGATGGTGTCGAACATCTCCGGGAAGGCTGTGGAGCTGATTCAGGAGCGGATCGACAAGCAGGCTTACATCTACATGAGCAACTTCGGCAAGGCCATGCAGCGCTGCGGTGAGGTCTGGCTGTCGATGGCTCAAGAGGTCTACACCGAAGAGAAGCGCCGCATGAAGACCGTCTCCGAGGAGATGGAGATCGGTTCCATTGAGCTGATGACGCCTACCCTTTCTGAAATCGGTGAGGTTGAGTACGAGAACGACCTCTCCGACGCCAAGATGGACGTCTTCGTGGATGTTGGGCCTACCAGTGAATCTAAGCGTGCCTCGACCGTCCGGGCACTGACCGGGATGATGGCGATAACGCAAGATCCCCAAACGATGCAGGTGCTGTCGGCTCTTTCCTTGATGAATATGGAAGGCGAAGGGCTATCTGACGTGCGCAAATACTTCCGCAACCAGCTAATCCGCATGGGTGCGGTCGAGCCCACGGAAGAAGAGCAGCAGCAGATGATGGCGGAGCAGCAAGCGGCCCAGCAGCAGGAAGACCCGAACGCGGTATTCCTCAAGGCTGCGGCCGAGGAAGCTGTGGCGAAGGCCCAAAAGGCCCGTGCTGACGTAATCGAGACCATCGCTGACGCGGAGTACAAGCAGGCCCGTGCGGCCGAAACGTACTCCAAAATCGACAACGATGCAGAGCGTCTGACCCTTGATTCAACGGAACAGGTAGCGAGGATGATCCGTGGCCAACCCTCTCGTTAATGAAGCCGTCCGCCGTCTAATCCGGGCAGGGTATCCCGAGGCAACGGCCAGGAGAATCGCTTCTGGTGAGCTGTCTATGGATGCTGCCAATAAGATGGCGCGGATGCAGGAGCAGGGGTTTACCACTCCTGCCTATAGTGGATCGACATTCAATATCCGTGCGTTTGACGCTTCAAGAGCTAACCCTGAGTCAGACTTTGGGCGCGGCGCGTACGCGACGACGAGCCCTTTAGACGCGACGGCAAACTATGCTGGCATGGGGCCAGACTTGACGAACCGAGTCCAATTAGAGTCAGAGCGCCTTGCAGATTATCTTGTAGAAGATGAATACGCGCTAGAGGAGGCACTCAGCGACGTAGGGCTAACGCTCCAAGATTTTTACGACGACGAAGCCGCAGCATTAGAAGCTATCGCTAGGTCAAGGCTAGTTGGAGATGCGCCTGGCGGAGTGACCTACCCGTTACGGATTAACACCCAGAACTATGCGGTCATAGGCGGGGACAATCCTACAGTTATTCGGCAAGAGCGTGATTATTTTGAGGAGGCTCGTCAGTCTTTGGGTGAAGGGGTAGACGAGGACGAGGTATATGATCTTGCGTATCAGTTTCAAGCGGATGATCACGAGGGCCTGTATGCCAGAATCCGTGAGGCATTAGCCGACACGGACGCATATCGAGAAGAGGATGCCATCAATAGCATACTTGAAGATATTGGTGATGATTTAGCGGACGGAGAGGTCCGCGTTCAGGATATTGACCAGGCAATTCGCAGGCATATTACAGAGGCGTATGACGAAAACACTGGTGATATGTTGTCGTCTGGGGAGATTTCAGCGCAGACGCTAAAGAACTTAGGATTTGAAGGCGTCATTGATAACACCGTAGACGTTAAGTTTGGAACAAACAGGCGGGGCTTCGGTGGCGCCAAGGTTCCTGGAATGACAGGCGTTACACCTGAGACGCAACACATCATCACGTTTCCCGGTTTTGAGCGAAACATCCGATCCCAGTTCGCCGCCTTTGACCCTGAACAAACCGGCTCCTCTAACATCCTTGCCGGTCTAGGCGGAGCAGGGGTTGTGGGTGCTGGCCTCATGGCGCCTGAAGAGGCAGAGGCTGGCGTTCTTGGCGAGATTGGTAAGCGCTTGGTGCGCAAAACTAGCGATGCTTCAAAGATATTTGGGGAAGGCGCTAAGCAGATCACGCTAAGCGACCCCGTATCTGGTGGCAGTATCAAGCTATTATCGAGGCCCGGGGAGCCCAACTCTGTTCTCAGTCTCTATGTTGATGAAGAGTTTCGGGGCCAGGGCATAGGAAGGGTATTGCAGGATGCTGCCCTTGCTGAAGGGCCTTTGATGGGGCAGGTCAGCTCCAAGGCCGCGGCAGTTAACGCCTATCGATCAGGAAGAAGGCCCATTGGGAATCCGACTGCATCTCTTGAGGATGTCTTTGCGGCGATAGACGAAGAATCGTCGGTGAACATGGTTACGTCCGATCTTCTTCCTTCCAAAAAAGGTGCCCTCGGATCCAGCGCTATGGTTTCAGGAGCATCTGGTGCTTCAGCCTCGCCCCTAGACGACCCAGAACGCGCTGAGAGACGCGCAAACGCTAGGGCGGTAGCTGTGGCTAGCGACACGCTAGAGCGCCTCAGACGCGAGCGTGGGGCGGTTATGTCGCCGCTACAAGATACGCGCATGGCACGCTTCGGGGACTATCTAACGGAGAACCGTCCAAGCGAGATGGATCCGGTACAGCGTGCGCTTCAGAGCCTGGGGCTGTTCCAAGGCTTAGGCGAATACCTGCGGACGACCGGGGAAGGTCAACGCACGACGACGATGCAAGACATTAACGCGGCGCTTGATGTGGTGCCTCTATAACCTAATTGCATAAGCGTCAAGGCTTTTATAATATGTGTTCACGGCATCCGCCCAGCCGTTCAATGGGTGAGTCTAGTAGGGGTCTGAAATGAACGATTTGGCAGAACGGATCGAGGATGAGGTCTATGAAGACGAAGAAAATGTGCTCAGCGAAGCCGGGGATGAAGAAGCCGAAGAGCTACAGCTCGACGACGACTCAGAACCGTCGGATGAGCCGTCGGAGCCGGTAGAAGCCGAGGCCGAGGAGTCTGAGACTGATGACGACGGTTTAGTCGTCTCGATTGACGGGGAATCGCCAGCCCCAGAGGAAGCAGCACCGGAATGGGTGCGCGACCTGCGCAAGCAGCACCGAGAGCAGAAGCGTAGGAACCGTGAGCTAGAGCAAGAACTTGAGCAGATGCGGAGTCAGGGCCAACGTGCCCAGCCGCTAGGGCCTAAGCCCACCCTCGAGGTCTATGACTACGACACGGATAAATACGAGAGGGCTCTCGCTGACTGGTTTGACAGGAAGCGTAGGCATGACGCCGAGCAGGAAGCTGTCCAGCGTCAGCAACAGGCCATCACACAGCAGTGGGAGCAGAAGCAGCAGGAGTATTTCCGTCGTAAGGAGGCGCTGAAGGCCCGAGACTTCGATGACGCGGAAGATGTTGTTAAAGACATCTTGAACGTCACGCAGCAGGGCATCATCGTCAAAGGCGCGGAGAACCCCGAGATTGTTGTCTATGCTCTAGGCAAGAACCCAAAGAAGGCGCAGGAGCTTGCTCAGATTGATGACCCCATTGACTTCGCGTTTGCGATCAGCAAATTGGAGGCCAAATTGAAGGTTGCAACGAAGAAGTCGGCACCCCCGCCCGAGAAGACGGTCAAAGGACAAGGCCGTGTATCGGGTTCGGTGGACTCAACCCTTGAACGGCTGAGAGCTGAAGCGGAAAAGACCGGCGATTACTCAAAGGTCATGCGCTATAAAAAGCAGCTCAAGGCAAGCAAATAACTTTAGGAGGCCATCATGGCTAATGCATTTTCCAAGGAAGAGCGCGTTGCGTTCGAGGACATCCTCGAAGGCTTCAACGATGCCCTAATCCTTTCCCGCAATGTGAGTGTGTACAACACGGATTCCGCAATGATGGAGCGCGCACGCGACACCATCTGGCGTCCGATGCCCTACATCGCTCAGTCCATCAACGCTACCGCTGGCAGCTCCATCGCTGGTTCGTATCAGGACATGACCCAGCTTTCTGTGCCCGCTACCCTGGGCTACAGCAAAGCCGTCCCCTGGACGATGACCACGCTGGAACTCCGTGACGCTCTCCAAGAGGGTCGCCTCGGCACGGCAGCACGTCAGAAGCTCGCTTCCGACATCAACACCGCCGTCCTCGACGTTGCCGCTAACCAGGGCACGCTCGTTGTGACCACCTCCACCCCGGCTGGTGACTACGACGACGTTGCACTGTGCGACAGCCTCATGAACGAGCCGTGACTACAACGGCATGGCTGGGAACCTGGCAGCAGCTACCCGCTCCTTCGGGAACGCCAAGTCTGACTCCGCCTACGAGCGTAGCCAGGTGGGTATGGTCGCTGGCTTCGACACCTACAAGCTCGACGTGGCTAAGCGGATCACGGCTCAGTCTGCTACCCCGACGGTCGATACGACCTCGGCAGCAGTCGTGAACTACGTTCCGAAGGCAACCTCGACCGCTGTTGGTGGCGAGATCAACGTGGACAACCGCTATCAGCAGATCGCCATCTCCAGCACCGCTGGCCTGGCTGCTGGTGACGCGTTTGAGATCGCTGGCGTGGAAGCTGTGCATCACATCACGAAGAACAGCACGGGTCAGCTCAAGACCTTCCGTGTGATCTCCGTGGACAGCGGCACCCTGATGACCATCTCCCCGGCTATCATCAGCGGCGGTGGTGGCACCGATGCCGAGCTTCAGTACAAGAACGTGGAACTGGCTTCCACCTCTGGTACGGCGGCTATCACCTTCCTCAACACCACGGCAGCTAACGTCAACTGCTTCTGGCAGCGGGACGCTCTCGAGCTTCTCCCTGGCCGGTTCGCAGTGCCCTCCGACGCTGGCACCGCTGTGATGCGTGCGACCACCGATCAAGGTGTGGAGCTGGTGATGCAGAAGTTCTATGACATCGACAGCATGACGATCAAGTATCGTCTCGACACCCTCTTCGGGGTTGTGTGCAAACAACCGGAAATGGCCGGGGTCCTATTGTTTGATCAATAGGATGATACTAGACTAGGCATCGTGACATAGAGCGATGCTTGAGGTGCGCGATGCTTAGTCTTTATCAACTGACTTTTCCGAATGGGAAGGTGTATATAGGGCAGACGGTTCGCAAAATGAGTGTCAGGCTGGCACAGCATAGGGCGGCTGCTAAACGCGGCAGTCCTCTTCCGGTGCATAACGCTTGGCGCAAACATGGTGAGCCGTCTGTCTCTATATTGAGCGAACACGATTGTCAGGACGCTCTTCATAAGGCGGAAATTGACGCCATTGAAAAGCTGAATTGTTTAGTCCCTAATGGGTATAACCTAGCGCTAGGGGGCGGAACGGCTCCGTCAAAGTCACCTGAAGTAGCGGCCAAGATAGCGGCCAAGGCAAAGGGCCGAAAGCATTTAGATACGTCTGTTTGGTCGGAAGTGCTGAAGATTCGATGGCAGGACGAGGGATACCGCGAGAAGGTGTCCGAAGGGCTCAAGGCGTCATGGGATGATGACCGGCGCAAAGCTATGTCCGATCGAATAAAAGCCATGTGGGCCAAGCGAAAGAAGAACGGATGGAAGATGCCTGAAAGCACGAGGCAGAAGCTGTCCAAGAAAGATGTCTCGGAAGAGACGCGAGCCAAAATGAGTGAATCCGCAAAGGCTCGAGGAGCGCGGACGCATTCAAGAGAGACAAGATTGAAGATTGCTGCTGCGACGACGGCGGCATGGAAAGACGAAGAGTTAAGGGCGCGCCGATTAGCGGCCATGATGGCAGCAAAAAAGAGGGCCAAGAATGCCGCTCAAGAAAGGTTACTCCAAGAAAACGATCAGCAAGAACATCAAGACCGAGATGAAGGCTGGTCGGCCTCAGAAGCAGGCGGTTGCGATTGCCCTCAATGTTGCTCGTAAGGCGAAGAAGAGGAAGAA